AACTACACAACCATCCGGACAACCAACTTCTCAACCATCAAGCCAACCTACGATTCAACCGTCAGGACAACCTACAAGACAACCATCCGGACAACCAACTTCTCAACCATCCGGACAACCATCCGGACAACCATCCGGACAACCAACCGGACAACCAACTACACAACCAACTACACAACCGTCAGGACAACCAACTACACAACCATCAGGACAACCAACTACACAACCATCCGGACAACCAACTACACAACCGTCAGGACAACCAACTACACAACCATCAGGACAGCCAACTACACAACCATCAGGACAGCCAACAGGACAGCCAACAGGACAGCCAACAGGACAGCCAACTACACAACCGTCAGGACAACCAACAAGCCAACCAACCACACAACCATCTACACCAACAGGACAACCTACAAGTAAACCATCCGTACAACCTACCAGTCAACCAAGTAGTCAACCATCGAATCAACCAAGCAGTGAACCAAGTAGTCAACCTACGAGTAAACCAAGTAGTCAACCTACGAGTTATCCGACGGGACAACCAACTAATAAACCAAGTAGACAACCAACCACCCAACCTACATCACAACCTTCTGGTATTCCAACCATCCAACCTACATCGCAACCTTCTAATGTTCCAACTACTCAACCTACATCACAACCTTCTGGTATTCCAACCACCCAACCTACATCCCAACCTTCTAGTGTTCCAACTACCCAACCTACATCACAACCTTCTAGTCAACCTAGTATTCAGCCTTCCAGCATACCAACTATTCAACCTACAACAAGCACACCTACACATCAACCTACCAGTAATCCAACATCATTAGAAACAATATCAAAGAATACAACAGAAGTAAAAAATGAAACAGTAAAAGATATAACAGTTTTTGTAAGTATAGGATTATTATTTTTAGTAATTGCAGTATGTGTATATTTTTATTGTAAAAATAAAAAATCAGATAATACGGCTGTAGAACCTATTAGGATAGTTGATAAAATAACAACAAAAATTACATTACCTAAAAAGGATTCCAATGTTAAACCAAAAAAAACTAAATCCAAACCAAATATTATTGAGAATAAAGCCAAAAGTAAAATAGATATATTAAAAGACGAAATCAAAGATATAAAAACGAATATTGAAAATGATAAATCAATCAAGTTAAAAAATGGTGATACATTCAAAATAGAAGAAGATGAATTAACTATGAGTAACGTCTCTGATATTGTATTAAGTAGTTCTTCTGACAGTCTGTTTGACTTAATATTGTCATCTTCGGATAGTGATATAGAATTAAACTCTTCTACGATTTATACGGATTTGAGTAGTTCAATAGATAATGATATAGAAAAAGGGTTACCTAAACATAAAGAAGATATATCAGAATTTGTTGATATAGTTCCTTTTAAAAATAAAACACAAACAGAATTTGATAAAGAATTAAAAAAATCTAAAATAAGGATAAAAACAGGAATGGAAAAACTATTAAAAAAACAGAATGAATTGGCTTCAAATATGCTTACAAGAGGTTATTCAGTGAATGATATTATAGATTCATCTGAATTAAATGAAAATCAAATAATAGAAGCCTATTTACAAGACAAAAACTAAAAGAACTATAGATATCGATAGTAAAATAGTATAATAGCTAAATTTTGCAATATTACTTTTTATTTCAAAATAATCTAAAAATAGTTCTGAAAATCCGAATCCAGATAGGTATAAAAAGAGTCTTCCAATTTCATCGTCCATAATGTTATATTTGGAAATATAATATTATGTATTATTTTTATTTTACACAATTACCATAACATTTACCTTTGTAATAATAATAATCTCTGTTACGAATTGTAATATCGCCATAATATAGTTTTGAAATAGGACCTTGAGCGTTGCCCGCAACGCATTTAGAACCACCAAATAATACACAACAATCAGTAGAACTACATACATTTGTATCTAATTTACCACATTCTTCTTCTAATTTATCAGGTTGATCTTTGTAATGACTGCATATACCAGATTTGATAGATTTCTCATCAATAAATTCAGATACAGTTGATTTACCAGTAGTCTTACTTAACAATATACTATCTTCATATGTTGGTATATATGAACTAGAACCATACTTATAGGTTCCTGGTTCGTAATAATTTATATTGTTAGAAAGTTTATCTGCTGGATTTAGTGGTACCATATTTCCTTCTTCGTCTTTAATCCAAGAGGTTCCATCGTCTTTTAATGCTATCATATTACCGTCTTTATCTTTTACCCAAGCGGTTCCATCATCTGTAGTAGTTTTTGTTATTTGTTCTTCATCTATATAATCTTCAAATTGACTGGGGTCGTATTTACCTTCTTCGTCTAATTGTATTTCATAGCTAGGTATATCATATTCTTGTTCCACTGATGTATCTGATGGAGTTGTTTTATTAACCGATGCGGCTAATGTAGTATCGGTTGGAATTGTTTCTTTTATAGAAGTTAATTCGTTATTTTCTAAACCTTCAATAATACTATCATAAGAAAAGAGAACACCTAATATAATAATGGCTAATAATATTATAATCCATAAGTAATTCATTGTATTTAATATATATATATACCCTCATAGAAAATTGAAATAAATAGTATAAATATTATAAAGAATATCACATATAGTTTATATAAGAAGTATGATTATTCCAGTTAAATGTTTTACTTGCGGAACAGTATTGGCAGATAAATATAGATATTATCAAGCGGAAGTGCGTCGTATAAAAACAACAAAAGGTCTTTCAACAGAAAAAGTAGTATATTTAACTAAAACAAATGTAGAAAAAACAGCTGAAGGTGAAGTATTGGATACACTCGGACTAACAAATGTATGTTGTCGTCGTCATATGTTAACACATGTAGATATTGAGTAAATTGATTGAATTATATATAATATATTTTTTATTGCTATTATATATAATGGGAATCGTTGGATTAAAAAATCTTTGTACGCCTTCATATGTATATTTAGTAATATCAATGATAGCATTATTAGTAATGACAGTTCAAAATTATGGAAATCAAAATAAATATTGCATAGGTCCTTATAAATGTGATGATACAAATACTGCGTTAGTTTTTGTTATTAAAACTATGTATATCTTATTTTGGACTTGGTTATTGAATGTTATTTGTCGTGGTGGAGCCACTCCATTTGCTTGGTTTTTAGTGTTGTTCCCTTTTATTTTGATGTTTATTATGTTAGGAGCATTTGTAATTACATCATTACCAAAGCAACCGCAATTAGTATAATTTTATAATATAAAGATTTATATACGTTTATATTATGATTACAGAAATAATAAAAGATATATCAATTAAGACGAGATTACCGGAACATTTAATTTATAAACATATTATTCCATATACATATAGAAAACAGCCGATAGATCTGCAAATAGATATTATTAATTATAAACGAGATATTAATTTATTAGAAAGTAGATATTATACACACTATAATGCGTTTATATTATTGATTGATTTATTAAATTTTAATGAGTTTAGTGTAGTTACCAGGGTATTAAATGAAAAATTAGAGGAAGTATTAAGACGACATATCATATTGCGAAATTATAGTAAACTGGAATTGTTAGATTTTATAAAAAAAATATTATTAGTAAGAGATGTAAGAATAGAAAGATATATAAAACTAGTATGGTGTTTAATGGATATTAAAGAACGGAATATATTTATAGAAAGATATATACTATCAGATGAATTAGAATAAGAAAATTGAATAAATATAAACTACAATAATCAGTATAAAATAATAGTTATATAATTTATAACAATGAACCCAGTAATTTCTAATATTTCCGAAGATGGTGATATTTATAAATTTACATTATCTGATATAAACGTTAGTTTAGCAAATGCAATTAGAAGAACTATTTTATCTGATATTCCGACATTGGTATTTGACGCTGAAAATAGGGAAAAATGCGTTGTTGAAAAAAATACAGGAAGGTTACATAATGAAATCTTGAAACATAGATTGACTTGTATCCCAATTCATATGAACGAATTGGATATATTGCCAGGAAATTATGTAATGGAATTGGATATGACAAATGAAACGGATAATATGATATATGTAACTACCGAGCATTTCAAGATTAAAAATAAAACAAATGATAATTATTTGACACAAGAAGAAACTCGTAAAATATTCCCTTCTTCTATAAAAACGAATATGTTTATTGATTTTGCTAGATTAAGACCTAAGATTGGAGTAACAATACCGGGAGAACAAATAAAATTAACTTGTGAATTTTCAGTAAAAACAGCAAAAGATAACAGCACATATAATGTAGTATCAAAGTGTTCTTATGGTAATACAATCGATGTTGAAAAGGCAAAAACAGTATGGGATAACATAGAACAACAAATGAGAAGTGAAGAAGCTACCAATGATGAAATCACATTTAAAAAGAAAAATTATTATTTGTTAGACGCACAACGTTCTTATAAAAATGATAGCTTTGATTTTGTAATTCAGACAATTGGTGTCTATGAAAATAGAGAAATTGTGAAGAAAGCGTGTGTAGTTTTACAAAATAAATTGGTAGAATTAGTCCAAAATATAGATTCTGACATTATTCGTATTAAGAAGAGTGAAACAACCATTGACAACTGTTATGATGTTGTTTTAGAAAATGAGGATTATACATTAGGCAAGATGTTGGAGTATATTCTATATGAAAAATATTATAATGGCGAAAAAATACTAACATTTTGCGGCTTTAAGAAATTCCATCCTCATGATGACGATAGCACACTTCGTATTGCTTTTTCACAAGCTGCCGATAAACGTATGGTAGGACAATACATAAAAAATGCTGCCGTAGAAGCGAAGGATATTTACAAACATGTATATAAATTGTTCTAATAAAATGGATATATTATAATAATAAATATTTTTTATTGGTATTTATTATTTGGCAAAATTGAAATATATGATGTGTATTCGATAATATTGTAAAATGAAATTAAATCTTTGGAAGTATTTACTAGTATGTTGTTTTAGAAAAAAAAATAATAACATATTACATAAAAATATGTCTAGTGATTTAGTAAATCTTTTAGAAAATGTTGAATATAAAGATACCATTCCCTTTGTGCCACCAATCCAATATGGTAAGGTAATCAAAGTATATGATGGTGATACTATAACAATCGCATCTGTATTACCAAATACAACTGAACCAATCTACCGGTTTTCCATTAGATTGAATGGTATTGACACACCAGAAATACGTGGTAAAACACAAGAAGAAAAAGAATTAGCTATACAAGTTAGAGATGCATTAACTGAAAAGATCTATGGTAAGATGGTTGAGTTGAGAAATGTTGGTAATGAAAAATATGGTCGTGTATTAGCAGAAATATATTTGGATGGTGAGAACATTAACCAATGGCTAGTTGATGAAAATTTTGCTGTAGCCTATGATGGTGGTAAAAAACATAGACCCGCAAGTTGGGGATAAATATAAAATTGAAAATAAATAAATAATAATGAAAATAGCAAGTTATTATTTATAGACAATATGGAAAAGCGTTTGAATAAGAAATTTGAAGAATATATTACAAGCTTTAAAAATAGTATTCGTGATAAAATAAATTCACTCGAATTTTCAGAAAAAGAAAAAATAAATGATTTGATGGGATATGTGTATGATTATGAAAGGTTAGTATTTTATAAAGATGATATTTCAAAACGCAAACGTGTCAAAAATACTATTCCAGAAACAAACAGATGTAATGCTAAGCGAGCAAGTGGAGAACAATGCACCAGACGTAAAAAGGAAGGATGTGAATATTGTGGAACCCATGTTAAGGGAACTCCACACGGTTTAATAAACGATGTAATAGACCAAACAGAAATGAAACATAAAATCGATATTATAGCTCAAGAAATAGGTGGAATTGTATATTATATAGATAGTTTTAAGAATGTATATAATACGGAAGATGTTATGAATGGAAAGGAAAACCCAGAAATAATTGCTTCATATGTTATGAATAATGGTATTTATTCGATTCCATCATTAGGATTGTAATTATTCATTCGTTTTAGATTTTGATATTTTACGTGTTATGTTTTCTTTTGTCACTTCAACCCGATTCTCTTTTATAAAGTTGTTAATATCTGATGCTTGATTTAAATCGCCATTATAGTATTTAGTTAATATTTCCAAGAGAACTTTGTTGTTAATGGGTTTTTTTACATTTTTCTTTGTGTAACAGATTTGTCCATCATTTAAATCAAAACAATCAATATCATTCGATTTCATAGTATTCATTAATTGGACGTTTATATCTTTTTTTTCTTGTCTTCTATTTGATATTTCTTTTTGCAAATGACGTATTTCATTATCTAAACGAACCCATTCTTTTACTGTTTGAATTAATTGTTCTTTCCCACTCATTTATACTATTAGAGATATATTTTTATATTTTTTATGTGAAATTATATCAATAAATTATATTATACTATATTAAATGATATTTACTTATAAAACTAGAAATAATACTGCAATCCCTCAAGAAAAACCTAAAGTCCTTCCAATAAACCATTTTAGTAGAAGACCAATGGGAATAAATCCTCCATATACACAAATGTTAAGCAAAACAACACCGAGTGATGGTGACCGAATGAAATGGGGAGCACCTACATGGACGTTATTTCATTGTATACCAGAAAAAATAAGTGATGAAAATTTTACAAAACATAAAGATAGCATTATACGCACTATTGTTACCATATGTAATAATTTACCGTGTCCGAGTTGTAGTAGCCATGCAACACAATATATGAAAAAGGTTAATTTTCTGGCTATTAAAACAAAAGATGATTTTAAAAAAATGTTATTTGTTTTTCATAATTCAGTAAATGAACGCAAGGGTTATAGTCAATATTCATATGATAATTTAGATGAAAAATATGATAATTTGGATTTTACAAAAGTAGTTAATGAATTTATGTTTCATTTTCAAAAAAAAACATATGCTCCCAATCTAATGTCCGAGCAAATCTATAGACAACGCCAAGTCCAAATTATAAAAAAATGGTTTAATGAGAACATGCATATTTTTCAATAAAATGATGATATAATTATTTTATTGAACTACTTATACACCACCAACGTTCTTAGATATTAATTTACCGTTTTTGTATACATTACATCTAAATGTGCTTTTTGATGGTTTACTACATACTTCTTTGTTTGTTAATGAACTGAAATACATAAGTGAAGGTGTTTTGTTACTTGAAATTACATACCCCCATAATAAACCTATACCAGAACCTATAAATAGTGATGCTAATAATTGGAATACTGAATAGCAACTATTGTTATTATTCCATATAAAGTCAAGTAAAATCAATAATGGGAAGAATACTAAGGTAGGTATATTTTGGAGAACTAGTTTGTATTTTAATATAGCGTATAACAAATACATAAATGTGAATGAAAGAGCCGATTGTCCGAGTGGTAAATCAGAAAAGTTTTCAGCCTGTCCTAATGTGAGAACATTACATATTTCAGGAGAGTTCTCTGGTCTTTGAAATTTATTCATAGGCCAGCTTTTACTAGCAATCATTGTAACAAATGAACTAAATAAAAGTCCTACTAAATATACAAACCCTTTGAAATCTTGATTGAATATAGAAGCAAGTATGAAAAATGATGCTAATACAAATGGCGCTAAACGTAAAAATAAATATCCGAATCCGACAATGTTTAAATCCATATTGTTATAATATTATAATATAACAATATATTTCTTTATTATGCAAATACTATTTTGAATACTTCTTGAATAGTGCTTACTTCATAGAAATGTATATCTTCATATAGTGTTTCGTTGGCATTCTTTTTCCATTCATTATATTCACGACTATTACTTTTGGGATATAAGAATGTTTTTACTCCCGCCTTTATTCCACCTGATATTTTCATATCAAGACCTCCTATTTTTGTTACTTCTCCTTGTAAGTTGATTTCACCAGTCATAGCAATCGTATTGTCTATCTTTTTGTTGTTAAATAAACTGTATATGGCTGTTGTAATAGCAGCTCCAGCCGAAGGACCGTCTTTTGATATAGCACCTTCAGGACAATGAATATGAAGACCTTGACATTTTGTATCTGTAAATTGTGTTATTAATTTCTTTTTTATAGTATTTGATGTTAGGTTCCACGCTAATGATTTTGCTACGTTCATACTTTCTTTCATAACATCACCTTGTAATCCAGTAAGTCTCAAATCTAAAAAGATAGATGTCGGATATAACATAGTTTGTATTGGTATGATACCACCTCTGCCAAGTGAATTCGCCCATAATCCATTAATAGTTCCTATAACCGGATTTTTGTGAATGTATTTTTCAACTACTTTTTCGTATTTTGGTAAATATTTGTTTTCTAAATTATCAACAGTAATCTTGATTGGTAATGTAGTTTCCGTGTCATTATTTTTTAGAATGTCTAAATTTATTTCTCCATAAAGGTCAAATAATAATTCTTTTAGTTTTCTGACACCGGGTTCCATTGTATATGTATCAATTATATATTCAATCATTTTATCACTCATATCAACAACGTCGTTAAATCCCATTTTCTTATTTATCTCGGGTAATATGAACCTTTTAACAATGACTATTTTTTCATCTAATGTCAAGTTCTCGAATTTAATTCTATGAATTCTATCCAGTAAAATTTTATCGATTTGTTCTGGGTCGTTATAGGAAAATATAAATAAGGCTTTTGATAAATCTATATTGACGCCACTGAAATATTTATCTTGAAAACAATCGTTTTGTGTTTGGTCTATTAAATGAGTAAAAATACCAATAATTTCACGACCATTTTCAGTTTTACTTACTTTATCTAACTCATCAACATAAATTATTGGATTCATGCATTTCGATTCCATTAATATTTCTACTATTTTTCCCCACGTTGAATTTAAATATGTATAACTATGTCCTTCCAATGTTGAACCATTACAAGAACCTCCTAATGCTATAAACGAAAAGGGTCTTGGTTCTCCATCATCGTCTTTTAAACACATTGATAATCCTTTTTTAGCCATACTAGTTTTACCAATACCTGGACTTCCTTCAAATCCAAAACAATAACCGGTTTGTTCTCCATTCATCCACTGACCTATTATTTTCATAATCTGATTTTTTGCATGTGTATGTGCGTATATGGATTTATCTAACGTTTGCATTATATTGTTAATGTTCTCTTCTACTTTGTTTATATTCGTTTTTAGTAGTCTTAATTCTTGCTTTACGTTAGTTAATGAATTTGCTTTATCGGTTATCACAGTATCAAATAATTCATATATTATAGTATTGTCAGTATTGTTGTCAATTCCATTCAAAAAGTCGTATATTTTGCTAATTTGAGATGTCTTTGTTTGATTTGTTATTGTTAAACGTAGTTCTTTATTGGATTTTTT